AGCCACACGCTTGTCGTACTCGTAGGCCAGGGCCCGGCCGAGTTCGGTGGTGTAGATCTGGCGCACGTCGTAGTACGCCATCAGCTCGTCGATCTCTGCCACAGCAGCGTCGGCGATCATCAGGCCGTCAAGCTCGATGGTGCGCTCGTTCAGGTCAGAGGGGTTGTTGCCCTCGCCCAGGATCGGAACGCCGGGCGAGTGGTAGCGCGCCGACATTTTGCCGGTGATGGGGAAGGCAACGCTCTTCCCACCTTTGATGTTGCGCTCGCGGGTCTTGCCCTTGAAGACGGTGGTGCGCTCGAACGCATCGAGAACTTCGGCGGCGCCGAGCTTGAGGAATAGGGCACGGTCATCACCCGTGCCTTTGATTTGGCCAAGCCGCTGAAGCGCGGCATCGGGAGGGGTAGCCATGGTGTGTCAAAGAAGAAGTGTGCGGTCGACTTCTCCCCCTCTGCACCGGGTTGTCTCCCTAGGGAGGCCCGTTCAGTTACGCGGGTGTAGAGCTTGTCTGCTCAAACACTACCTAGAACACGTCGGAGGCGTCCAACATGCGAATCACCTGCGCGCGGTAGGCCTCATCAACGTCGTACAGACGCTGCCCCTTGGCGTTGAGCTTGTTCATCGCCTCCAGCACCTGGGCCTTCGACTCGAAGACCTTGCCTGCGGCCGGTGGCCGGCCGCTGCCCACCAGCTCGGGCTCCTTCAGCGGCTGCTGCTTCGGCGTGCCGCCCTGCATGGCTGATGCCTGCAGCGCCCGCAGCGCCCAGCGGATTGCCTCCTTGTTGCCGCTGGCGACGACGGCGTTGTACTCGTCGACCACATCTTTGGGGACGTTGTCGCGCACCCAGGCGGAGAGCTGCTGGAACTGCTCCTCGCCGCCCACGAGATCCTTGATCTCCGCCTGCTCCTCGGTGCTCAGCTCAGTCGGCCCGCTTTCGTAGCCGCCCTCCAGGTAGCGCTCAACGATCGAGCGCGGGATGCCGACGCTCTCGAGCTTGGCCATGAATGGCTCGACGTCCTGCCCCGCCTCGAAGGCCGCCGCCATCTCGTAGGGGTTGAACTCAGCCTCCTCGAACTTGTCGGCCAGGAACTCGCCGTACTCCTTGGCGCCTTCCTCCCGGCTGTAAGCCTTGGGAGGTGAAGGCAAGGTTTCATCAGGCTGGTCCTTGGGCTGGCCCAGTTTCCTTTCCAGCTCCTGATAAGCCTTGGCCAGTTCCTCCTGGCTGTTGAACTTGCCGAGGATCTTCTCCGGCTCGGCCTGCTCTGCGTCCCGCTCGGCCAGGAACTCCTCGAGCAGGCTCTCCTGCCCGGGGGCGACCGGCGTTTCATTGATCGCTTCAGCGTTGCTGAGGCTGTTGTCGACGGGTGCTTGGGTCATTGCGGTTCGGTGGGTTGGTCGGGATTGGCCATCTGCTGCTCAATGGCAGCGGCCTCGGCCTGCTTCTGCGGATCGGCCATGGGTGACGCCATGGCCTGCTGAGCAAGCGCCATCTCCTGGGCCTGCTGCTGTTCGGCAGCGACTTCCTCGTCGGTCTTGATCAGCCCAACGGTGTCGACGCCCATGGAGGCGGCGAGCCTGCGGATCAACTCCGAGGGGTTGACCCGCATCGTCACCTCCTGCTGGCCGATGGCGTTGCCGAGCTCGGCGATGGTGCTGACAAAGCGCACCACCTTCTCCAGGTCGTTGCTGCGGCCGACGGCCGCCAGGCCAACGCTGACCACCGGGCGCACCAGCTCCTTGGGCAGGGGCTGGAGCTTGCCCTGGCGGATCAGCAGATCCAGCTTGCGGGTGACGTAGGGGGTCTGGAACTCGGTGGTGAGGATCGAGTAGATCGAGCCGAGCGAGTTCTCGATCTGCAGCGCCTGCAGTCGGACCTCTTCTGCTGTCGTGCGCTCGCTGTCGCGCACATCCGCGAGCATGAACGCCTGGCTCAGGCGCGCCTCCACCCGCGCCAGGCCGGCCATGGCGACTTGAAGATCGCCTGACTTCTGCACCTGCAGGGCCTGCACGTCGTTGATGTCGCCCACCACGAAGGCGCCGTTGGCGGCATCAGCCAGGGCCTTGGCCTTGGTGACGCCATTGGGGCGCACCAGGAATCGGATCGCAGCGCTGGCCAGGGATCCTTCGGCCACCGCCTGGCTCAGGGCCTCAGCGGTCTTGAGATCGGCCAGGGCGGCCGACTCGACGTAGCCCACGCCATAGGGCTGGCCGTCCACGCGCGACATGCGCAGTGGCATCCAGGGGTTGGACTCGATCGGCGCCTCGCCCTCGCTGCCGGGGATGCGCTTGCCCTTGACCTCCTGATACCACTCGACCTTGTCCCTCTCCCAGTGAACGCAGGTGTAGATCTTGACCGTCTTGTCGTACTCGCCGATCTCGTCGTAATCGTCATCCGCAAGACGGCCGACGACGTCGTCCTCGTCCTCCTCGAGCAGCGCCTTGATCTCAGGGGGGAGCGTGTTCATCCCCAGCTCCTCGCACGTCACCACCTCCCGGGGGTTACCCATCAGGTCGCGCGAGCAGACGTAGCGGTTGAGGTGGTAGACCTTCAGCCCGTCCTTGCCGACGTAGAGCAGGACGTTGCCGCACACGATCAGCCAGAGCAGGGCCTCGTGAAAAGCGACGCGATCGTTGGTGCTCTCGATGGAGCGGAGCACCTCCTGCTCCATCTTCGCCAGGGCTGAATCGAACTCTGACTTTTGCGAGGTGTCGATGCCCTGGCGGATCATCTCCATCTCGTTGAGCGTGAACCGGAAGAAGCTCTGCGTCGGGGGCAGCAGGGCCAGCAGCATCCGGCTCGCCAGGTTCAGCACGCCCCTGGCGCCGATGCCATTCCACGGCAACGGGAACACCTCTTTGTTCCCCTTGGTGGGCTCGTTGCTGGACGGCACGAGGTAGGGGAGGGTGAGCCGCGCAGCCTCCCGCCCCCGCTCGAGGTAGTAGTTCCGGTCGGACTCCAGGGCCCGGTAACGCTGCGCTGCTGTGGCCATGGTCAGACGGGGATGTTGAGGCCGGTGCCGGCCGTTGCGGTTTCAACCGGCGCGATGGCCAGCGAGGTGTTGAGGTTCTTGAGCCGGCGGGTGATCGCTTGCGTCATCTGCGCGCCCTGGGCCGGGGCGTTGGTCGTCGTGGTCATCGCGTAGGGAGCGATCGACTGCGGCTGCTGGGCATTGGCGGCCGACATCTGACTCATCAGGTCGCCGATCATCCCCATGTAGAGCTCTTGATTGGCCTGGTTCTGCGCGAGGGTCGCGTTGATCGCGTCGACCATCGCCTGACTGCCGTCGTCGACCGAGTCAGACCATTGCTGGGTCTGGCCGGAGACGTTCGTGTCGGCCGGGGCCGGAGTTGTCGCGGGCGCCGTCGGGGTCTTGGTCACCGTGACCGCGGTCCTTGGCAGCACGATCGGGTTGTAGGTGCTGCCAGCAGGAGTGTCGCTGGTGCTGTAGCCGTAGTAAGCAGTGCCTTTGTTAAGTGTCAGGCCGGCCATCGGAGCCAAGGCCTGGGCAACTTCGGGCTTGGCCTGGAAGATCCCAAGGGCCTGGGCCGTCTTGCCCATGGGCGCCGAAGCAGCAGTGCCGACCTGGTTGGCCAGCTTTGCCCCGACCCCGACGTTTTTCTCCGTTGCCTTCGCCACAACCTGGGCGACGGACTTGCCGGTCTCGTTGGCGATCTTCTTGGCTTCGCTTTGGCTGAGGACAGCGCCGGCGCTTTTGATGGCGCTGGACACGCTGGGGCTGTTGTTGTTCTTCTTGGCCATGGGTTGCGCTCCTAGATGGTGAGGTTGCTGGTGGGTGTGCGATCAATCCGCAGGTCCTGCCTGGTGCGGCCAGGCCTGTAGCCCTCATCGCGGAACCGACCGACGACCGGACGCTCTGCGTTCTTCTCCGGCGGCGGCGCACCCTTCAGCAGGCTCTGGCGCATGGCGTCCTGTTGCAGCAGCTGCTGGTTGTCGGCTGCCATCTCCGACAGATCCTTGAGCTGCGTCAGCGTGTCCTGCAGTCCCTGGTTGGACTGGTTCAACAGATCCTGCGCCAGGTTCAGCTGGTTGTCGGATGAGAGAAGGTCTTTGACCTTGTCCCACATGAACTGGGTGTTGTCCTCGACCTTGTCCGCGCGCTTGTTTTTGTATTTGACGTCGACCGCTTTGCGCTGCTGCTTCGCCTCCCGCAGCTTGCGCTGATAGGCGGCCGGATCCATCTGGCCCTGCTTGGCCTTGACCTTGCGAACCCGAGCCGAAGCGCGCTGATAGTCCTTCGTCTTTTGCAGCGGATCAGTGATCGTCGCTGCTGGGGCGCTGCCGCCACCACCGCCACCGACGCACATCAGCCCACCTCCAGATCAATGCCCTTCTCGAACTGCTCCTGCATCACGGTGATCAGGTAGCGCACCACCGAGGCCTGGCCGGAGCGGAACCAGACCTCTTTCTCACTCCACTGCAGATCCGGCGCACGATCCGGGAACTGTTGCGCCAATGCGCTCACGAGGCGCTCGGAGATTGGAGGCAGCGCAACCACTACAGGCCTGCAGATATGGTCAGGCTACCGGCGGGCTCCATAGCAGGGGAGTGCCGGTTTGCAAGTCATACTCGCCAGCCCGAAGGATGCGAGCACACCTGGCTTGGGTGATCGCGTAGTCCTCGGCCAGGCCCTTCTTGGCGTAGGCAGCGGTCACCGCCTGCCACATCTCCACCTCCGTTGAGCAGTTGGCCAGCGCCTTCTCCGCGCTCACCGGCCCATAGCCGGGGCAGCCGGGGTAGTTGTCGGTGGCGTCACCGGTCAGCACCTGGGCGTAGAAGGTGCGATCAGCCTCAAGCCGGCTGGCGTGGATGATCTCGCCGTCACGCAGATGCAGCCCGGGGATGGTCAGAAGGTCCTTGTCGATGGAGGCGATGATGTCGCCCTCCTCGTAAAGCACCCCCAGCACGTCATCGCCCTCGATGTCGGCGAGCCGGGAGACCTGCCAGCCGCGGGACGGCGCGGCCTTCTCGACCCACTCGACCAGCTGCCGGTAGCCGGCGGGGCGGCGGTACTTCTTGCGGTTGGCCTTGTACTGGGGCCACACGCCATAGCGGAAGGACACACGATCCCCGAAGACCAGCACGGGCTGGTGATCGGGGGCGCCTTCGCGGATCTCGGCGATCAGCTCCTGGAAGTTGGCCTGCGCATCGGCGTGCCGGCACAGGTAGGTCCAGTCGCCGTCATCCCACTCGGCCTCCCATTCCGCCGCAGTGGCGGAGCGGAACAGGTAGACCTCGGCGTCGATCAGCAACTTCACAGCCCTGCCTCTTTCATGTCCCGCTCAACCAGCTCCTTCAGCCGCTCCTGGTAGAGACCGGTGTAGGTGCTGCAGGTACGGCCCGACTGCTGATACAGCCACTCGAGGTAGTCCTGGCGGCGCTGTTCGATCTTGGGGTTAATCATGGTGTTTAGTGAATGTGATTACGACTGCTGGGCAAGCCTGCAGTAACTGGTGCCTTCGTCGCTGCTGACGATGTATGGGCAGGTGCCGCCCCACTTAGCCAACACGGCGCGAGCGAAAGTCACCACTTCATTATCTTCTGCAGGCAGGGAGTCATACAGCTCGATGATCTCCATAGCGGTCGGGCTAGGCATAGAAGTGGAAGCGGCTTGTGGGCTTGACTGAACTATCTGGAATCTCCAGAAGGTTCGTTATCGGGTAGTTGTTCAAGGGCGCTGCGGATTTGAGACAGGTCGCATCCCATGCCGTGCATGGCTAGGTCTTTGCTGATAACGTCCAGCTGCAACAGCGCCACTCTCTTCACGCTCGACGGTTTGTTGGGGCGGCGCGCGACGAGCAGATCGACAGGCAAGTCGGGATTGTCGGGCCCAAAATCGCTTAGCCAATCGCAGCACGCCTCCAGCTCTTGGTCTGCGCCCCATTGAGCGGCTTTGATCAGGTTCTCTTTCAGGTTGTAGTGGAACGTGTTTACCACCCACTGCTGCACCAGCTCAGGCGGTGGGGCAATACCAGAACTCCTAATTTGGAGGTTATTAGGAGATGATTTGGAGTTTAGCGCCCAGTCGATGCAAAGCTTGGCGAAGGTCTTGTGGTAGCCAGGGCGTCCGCGTTTGTTGCTGTCCTCCCGCGCTTGCTCGGAGAACTTTTTGAGCAGGTGCGGTGGTGGCACCTTGGAATAGTCTTCGTTGGTCATGGGTGATTAGTGGTAATGATTACTGGCCTTGCAACTGGTCTTCAAAAGTCCATTTACTGTTAAAGAATACTCGCGTCCAAAACCTGATCCAACGATTTGGGATGGGAAGAGTTTTGGTTTCAGTATCCCAAAAGCTGATGACCATTTGCCCTTGTCCGAATAAATCGCACCGGCAAATTACTTCTGGTTGCTTAATTTTCATGCCACCCCAAGCGGTTTCAGGCAGTGGTTCGATCATGGTGTGATTAGTGGGTTCCACTACTAGAGTTGGAAAGGGATCCCGTTCCTGAGATCCGCAGCGCATGTGTGGTACCCCAAGCGATCAACCCACGCTGCAACCTCAAGAATTGCAGCGCGAGCGTCGTCGGGATAACTGTGCCCTATGACTGCCTGCACCCGCTCTACCAGTGAACTATCTGGTTCCGCCGGATAGTTGGATTCTGCTGGCTTGGCGTCAGACTCCAGTGCTTCCACGCGGGAGCGGAGTTCGAGGACACAATTCACTATGTCCATGTCATTCTTATTGCCGAATCCTTCAACAGCAGCCCACACTTCGGGCTTGGCGCGGTGTTGTTCAGTCATTAGTGTTCCTCACTAATAGGGCTCAGCTCATCAGCAATCTCGCGCAAGTGACTCGCTAACTCCGCTAGCTCGTTTTTATCAAGCAAACCTGATTCGATTGTGGTCCCACCATCATGGATGGTTACTTCCGCGTAGTTGCGGTCCCATAGGTTCCAGCGAACAGAAAGTTTCATGGGTAATTAGTCGGAATCACTAAGAGGGGTCGGGGAGTTGTTCAAGGGCGCGGCGGATGATGTCGAGTGAGTTCAAGGTTTCTTGACTGAACTCTGTCGTATCCCAAAGCATGTCTACTTTGTCCAGCTCCTCAAAAGCCTGCTCCTTCAAACTCGGAGGCTTGGGGCGGCGGGCGGCGCGGAGGTTTGCACCAAAACAATCGTCGTCATCAACGGAGTTCACCCACACACAGCACGCCTCCAGCTCCTGGTCTGCGCCCCATTGAGCGGCGCGAGTAGCGATAGCTGCTTCGACCTTGAATTCGCCGCTGACAGAACAGCCGAAGAAGTCGTTAATCCACTCCCGGACCAGCTCAAGCGACGGGGCGATGGCGTCAGTCATTGGCGGTCTCCCTGATGAGTCGATCGGCCACCTCGTTGATGGCCAGGAAGCAGATGCGGGCCTGGCCTTCGTCGGGCGCCCAGGCGCGGATGCGATCGCTGATCTCATGCACCACCGCCCTCATCCGCCGGCGGTCATCGATGCTGTATTCGCCCAGGCTCCAGTAGAGCTCGGTCAGTTCATCGAGCAGGGTCATTCGATCACCTCAACAGTGCAGTTCGGCCAGCGGTTCTCGCAGTAGCTGATCGCCTTGGCCTTTGTGGGCGCCGGCATCACGATGCGCATGGCCGGCATGTTGGGCTGCTTGACCCGCAGCCGATAGTCGCGGGTGCGCTCGTCCGCCTTTGGCCGGCTGATGCCAGGGCCTAGGGTCGGCTCCACCCAGCCGGGTGGAATCCAGTTCGGATTCAGTCCCATCACTCGCTCTCCATTTCAAGTAGGTGCTCGCAGCAGCGGATGTATCCCTCCCACCACATCTGCGCATACGACTTGTCCACGCAGTCAGTGTGGTGCTTGTAAGCGCGCTTCAGAAGTCGAACGACGGCGGCTCGGGAGACGTCGATTGGCTCTTCTCCTTCTCTGGTTGCCATGGCTGAATGTTGCGGGGGTCGTGAATGTTGGCGTGGCCGAACTTGCCAAGGAAAACCATCAGGCTTCTGTTGCGCCTGGAGACCACCGCTCCACGCTTCCAGTTGCCTTGGTGGTACGCCTTGATCTCAGCGCCCGGCTCGTAGTCATGGGTCCAGCTCATCCGTGATGCTTGCGAAAGGCTTCCATGTCCCTGAAGTCCATCTCCTGGAACTGCGGGTGCTGCGCCAGGAACTCAGGGCTGGGCAGGATCACGTCCCGCCCCTTCTTGTTGAACTGCAGCGTTGACCATTTCCCGGTCACCAGGCCCCGCTCGAGGATCCCCTGCAGCTCGTGGTGACTGAAGAGAGGCTCCATCACTGCTCACGAGTGGCTTCCTCTTGCGCCCAGCGCAGGTAGTCCTGCCACTTCTCTTCAGTGAGGGGGCAGTCTTCCGCCGTGGGCGGCAGCAGTGGCTGCTCCGTGGTGGTGAACGGCAGGTAGGCCTGGCTGTTGTGCGGGCCCGGGGCGGAGATCAGCGATCGTCGTGCGGTCGGCAGCATCGCCAGCTGAGTGGCGGTGGGTCGGCAGAACGGGGGCAGCTCCTCGCGGAAGCCCCAGCTCCTGTTCGCCATGCCGTTCTCTGTTCGATACAGCGGTGCCATCAGTTCTTTCCAGGTGGGGTAGCGCTTGAAGGTGTTGGGCTCGAGGCCCTGGATCCACTGCTCGGCGGCCCACATGAACTGGGTCTCGCTGATCTCCGGGAACTCGGAGGTGAAGCTGTGGAACTTGAGCCGGCAGATGTGCGGGCTCCATCGATCGGCCTCCTTGATCCGCAGCTGGGCCGCGATCATTTCGGCGACCGCCAGAAACGTCTCTGGCGTCAGAACGGAATGTTTTCGATCTCCCATGCTGGGTTCACCATCCACGAATTTCTTTTGTTGTCTGGAGTTTTTACAATCGGACAGGGGCCAAGTTTCCCATCTTTCGGCCAGTCATAGATCGCGCCCCTTAAATTCTGGCGCAGCCTCGTCGATCCGTTCTTGGTCAACTCGGTGTCGCCGTTCCTGATTTTTATGTGGCGACGTAGAATCCACTCTACAACCGCAATATCTTCCCCAGTGTTTCCCTCAAGCCCGGCCACGATTTCATGCGCGAATTTCACGATTGCGGCACGAAGCTCTGTCGCCGTGGTTATCTGTGGCTGCCTAGCCGAAGGCGACTCGTTGCGCGAGCTTGGCAGCCGAGACTGCAGGCGCTCAACCATCTCTCGCAAGTTCGCATTTTTTCTGTCTTGCCCGTCAAGCGCTGCTCTAAACGCCGAGAAATCGTTTGCCTGACCGCGCAGCATTTTTTTATTCCATTGATTTCGTCCATTGCCAGTCTTTGGTTTATCTGGATCAATCTTTCAAGTTCTTCCTTGACTCTGTCTGTGTATTTCATGCTTTCCCTGTGTACAGGCGCCGGCTTAAGGCTCTCGTTGCTTGTCATGGCTTTCGCTTGAAGTTGGTGGTTGGTCGGGTTTTCGCAAGGCCGTCAGGCTGTTTGACTTGGCCATTGCTCAAGGGCGGCGAGCATCGCCGGGTCTTTGGGCATCGGGCGGCCCTGGGCCGTGGGGGCCGCGAGCTCGTCCTTCATGTATTCGGGCTTGAGCGCTTGCCAGCCGTGCTCAACGCCGGCCCGAGCGAGCAGCACCTGCTGCCAGGCAGGGAGCTTGGCGACGCGGGCCACGCTCGAAAGCCAGGCCGCTTCGGTCCACGCCGCCTTGGAGCCGTGCTTGCTCTTGCGGCTGACGTTCCACCACTCGACGAGCAGCGGCTGCGCCTCGGAGCAGGCATTCACCAGGCAGTCCTCGTTCAGGCTGGCGACGTAGCGCTGGCTCTTGGCCGCAGCGGCCGGACGGTCCTGCTGCAGCTGAATCACCGGGGCCAGGGGCGCTGGCTGATCAGGCACCACCGCCACATAGGACTGGATGCCGGGATCCCACTCCTCGATGCGCTCGAGGGTGGCGAACTTGTGGCGACAGCGCTTGCCGTTGCAGATGCGGTGACGGCGAATCCCCTCCCGGACCCTGATCGTGTCGAGGATCCTGTTGCTG